CGGGGTTGGGCGTGAATACGTTAGCGATTCTCGGCTTCAGGGTTTTGTGAAATACGAAACAGATGAGAATGCAGTTGGATTCGGAGGAGCCAATGTTCCTTATACTCGAGGATGGTTAATTATCTCTTCCGAAAATAAAAATGGTAACGTAGGAATTGGTACGCTCACTAGTACTAATTACACGAACACTGGACCACGGGTCTTTGGTCTTAATAGCGCAGGAAGCAGTCTTTGGGCCACATTCGCAATAACCGATACGCAACGTGCCGATGGTATTAATACTCTTAGTTCTACAGATATAGAAAAGGTCAATAAAAGATTTCATTACTTCAAAGAAAACGCTACTAAAGCCGGGGGACTTGGTGATACCGATGGAGAAGCACTTCTCGAATGGAAATCTCAACTTGGTTTTGACCCTGCGGAATCGGAAACATTTGCTCAATACTCTTATTACATTAAAAAGTCTGTTATAAGCTCTTATGGAACTTGGCTTATTATTGGTAAGCCTGGTAATGAAAGTGATAACGAAATTTGGTTTGCCGGATATGGTGGAGCCGGACAAGCCGGAAATGGAAAAACTGACACCACCGTGAGGAGGCACGTTCCTGTTTTAGACTCTGGTACCATTAGTACTTTAAATATTAAGCCGGTTACGGGAACGGATAATAAAGTCTATAAATCACATGATGCGAATAGCCCTGAAGCAGATGTTGTTCACGGATTTGAAGACTTTGAAATACTTTCGGTTGATACTGGGGGAAAATACTATATTATTCGTGGTGACGAAAATAACGAGAACCTAACAACACGTTTTAGATTATTCACCTATGAGCATGACGCATATAATGCTCTTGTAGGCGGGGGAACAGCACTTTCTTACAGAAATGTTGGTATCAGTTCTAGAGTTTTAAGACATCATCAGAAGCTTAAAGGTGTATTCGATATCTCGGTTGGAGTGGCGGGGGCGAGTACACAATCCAGTAATTACATTTTAGCAAGAAAAACATCTGATACAACCACCTCCGCAACAGAGCTTGATGCGCTTCCAGAAAGCGAATTCAATTCTGTGACTGTTATGGCTTGGGGTAACAATAGCTATGGTCAACTTGGTATAGGAAATACAACTAATGCGCACTTACCCCACTCGGTTAGTATTGGAACAGCCGACCGTCCTGTTGATATCATCGCAGTTTCTGTAGGTGTAAATTCATTTATTATTACCGAAAATGTAGATGGTAATCGTTCGATTCGAATTGCCGGACAAAACAATCCAGGATTGGCCGATGTAGGAACCCAGTCGGGAAATACAACCACCTTCACCTTATCAGCGACTATTGATGCTAACTGGTGGGTTAAAAAGGTTTTTGTTTCCGCGGGGCCACGGTATAGCGTAGGATACTTAGGAAATATATTTATCGTCGCTCAATCAAAAACCAATTCTGATAATTACGCGTTGTTTGCTGGAGGATATAATAATTTCGGGGAATTCGGAACGAGTCAACGCTTCAAATCGGCAACACTAAATTATCTAAGAATTCCTTTTCCCGAAAATCCTAAAAACATTATTGCAATGCAACAGGCCGCCGGCGGCTATTTTGCTCTTTGTAAAACTGAAGAAAGTGGTGAAACTGCAGAAGAATTTGCAGCAAAGGCTGGTCGTACTTATGGCGCTGGTTTTGCCTCACGCTACTTATACAGTGAAGTCGTTAGGAACAGAACCGCTTGGCATCCCATTGACGGGCAGATCCTGTCTTCATAAAAGATATATACTACTAACATGGCTACAACACCTTCAAGAATTATTTTAAAGCATTCCTTTGTAACAGGAGAATCACCTGACCCTGACACACTAAGGTCAGGCGAGATTGCAATTAATGCGACTGACCAAAAGATATTTTTCCTAGATGAAGACGGCAATTTAGTTTCGACTGATCTTGATGTCGACACTGCAGTGGCAGCTGAAGTAGATTCTTACTTAGACACAATTGCCATTATTACCGATCTTGATGTTGATAATGAAGGTAATGTATCGCTTGTTAAATCCAATTCCACAACAGAAGTAATTGGTAATATTAAAGGCGATCCCGGCGTTGGTGTTGCAATTGGTGGTATTGTTGATTACGGCGACGAGCTTCCTCTTTCTTATTCAAGTCCTGAGCTTGCAGCTGAACTTCAAAAAGAAGGCACCTGCTTTATTGTTAAACTTGGGCCGGGCAGCGCATCCGATTCCCCATCCGAATTTGCAAGTGGAACACCTCACCTTTTTGCATATTTGGGACCTGATAATTCACCCGAAGAATGGGATGACCTTGGAGCGATTGCTGGTGTTGTAGGACCTCAGGGAGATACTGGAGCGACCGGCCCGACAGGACCTCAAGGGCCAACAGGTCCAACTGGAGCAACAGGTCCAACTGGTCCAACAGGCCCACGCGGAGTTGCAGGACCTCAAGGAGATACTGGACCAACTGGAGCAACCGGACCACAGGGCCCAGTTGGCCCCATTAGCGTTCGTCAACATGTCTATACAATAGATGTTCCTGTATCGGATTTTGCTCAATATCCTGATGTTTCCGATGCTCTAGAACAAGATGACATAGCCTTTTTAATGGGTGTTAATAGCGACATGACATTTCGAAAAGTTGAAATTGATATTCCAGAATGGGACAGTGGTAATCAAGGTACTCCTGTATTTGATATTACTGCAGGGGATCCTGAAGATAGCCCAACAGCAACTGTTTTAGCAAGGGTATCTGTTGGTACTGCCCTGAAACATACGCAAAGGACGCATCTTAGCCAATTTCAAAGTGGAGCGAGTACACCTGTAAGTGTTCCAGTTAGTGCCGGAGACGGAATCAATATATTGGTTATTCAGAACGGTCATCAAGCTGGTGATGGTGCTGAATCTGGTTATGAAGGAAATGATTCTGTGAATACGTTTCTTCGTGTCCGACTTTACTTTGATGCTGCTGACTATTAAGGGTATATATAATATATGTCTCGAAGGTCTAGAAGATCGCGTCGCCAACAACCTATTCGTAAAAGAGGTGAGATAACGGTTTTAAAATCGGTATCTGAGGACTCTGCGAATAAGCCGGTATTCTGCCTTATCGTCCCTTGGATGGCACTTGGTGGAGCAGACAAATGCGGCTTGGATTTAATGGCGCACTATAAAAGGCGGGGGTTTAGAATCGTTGTTATATCAACTCGCGAGATGACGCGCAGGGATAGTCGAAGAGAAAAGGAGTTTCTTTCGCTTGCTGATGATGTTTTCTGCGCTGATGATGTTATAGAAACAGTTAGAGAATTGCAACCGGTTTACACTATTGTTAATAATTCTCATGAGGCTTATGATCAATCTTGGGCGATTAAAGAAGCCGCACCTAACACAAAGTTGGTTTCTCTTTTCCATATGATCCTAAGTCCGCCTTGGGACTTTGAGAAAAGTTTACAAAGAGGAACACCCTTTGATTTAGTACTAACTGTTTCGGATAAGCTTAAAGGCGAACTCGTTGAAAAGGGTGTGAATAAAGGTATAATTGAAACGCTGCATTGGTTCGGCTTTACTGAGATAAAGAAAACATGGCCTTTAAGGAACACCGAAAAAGATCCAAGGTATGTTCTGTGTCCCTTTCGTTTTCACTTTCAAAAAAGACCAGAGTTTGTTTGTGATATTGCTGCAGAGTTGGCTATGCTTTTACCTGCCGCTTATATGCCGGTTTTTAAGTTTGTTGGTGACGGCGAACTTTATTCAAAAATCAAAGGGAGAGCAAAGGAGCTAAAAGTTAGTCACTGGATAGAATTCGAGCGGGGTGTTGACTATAAACAAATGGAAAAATTTTATAAGAGGGCAAGCGCGATTGTTTGTCCTTCGATTGACGAAGGCATACCTCTTACATATTTTGAGGCAATGCAATGGTCAGTTCCAATGGCTGTTAGCAATGTCGGTGCGGTAAACGAACTTGTTCCTTCAAATTATATGATTGATTTTGAAATGGAAGATGAAGCAAAAGAATATGCCAAACTTTTGTTTTTACATTTAACAGGTCAAAGCAGAGCAGAGATTCATGCTGCTAGAAAACTGGTTAATGAAAAGTTTTCTAAGAGCGTTTGGGATGAAAAGGTAGAAAGATTAATCGGATGAATTCATGGGCCGAGTTGATCACCTCGAAACCAAGTTACTTTAACTTTCGGAAAATTTAAAAAATGAAAGAAAAACAATGGGGCTATAAGTTCTCCTATTCCTCGACTGGGAAGTTTGTATATTTTCACATTCCAAAATGTGGAACCAGTTCGTTCTTAGACATTCTAGAAAAAGGAGATTTCAAATTAGAGGAAAACGAGATGTATCTATCCGTAAAAGACCGAAGGCGTGTAGAGTTTGTAAAGTATAATAAAGACACCTTTGATTCTTACTTTAAGTTTTCTTTTATTCGCAATCCCTACCAACGGTTGGTTTCTTTCTGGGATGATAAGATTAAGTTTGATCGAAAGCCTAAAGGTGCAGGTCGTAATTATTATTATAAAAAATTTGGAGATTTGTTAGGGTACAGCTTTTCTGAGTTTATAAGTTATTTAAGCGATCATCCTGACAATATTCTTCGCGATCTTCACTGGAAGCCATATAACGAAATGTTACCGATTTCTAAATTAGATTTTATTGGTAGGTTAGAAACTGCTGAAAAGGACTTTACTTTAATTTCAAAAAGGTTGGGTCTTGAAGGTCATAAGTTTCCAAATCTCAATGCGGGGAATTACGAAAAAGAAAGCTGGAAGGATTATTATGATGGTGAATCATTTCAGATTGTTTCAACGCTATATTCTGAGGATATTAAATTATACTTAAATACATGAGTGATAGTAATCTTCCACGTATAGCATTTATAAGTCAGTATCAGCCCGGGTTTGGGGAGAAACTTAAAAGTCCGTATAAAGCAGAAACGCATTCTACCCAATGGAATGATCCGTCTTTCTTTTCAGAACACGGAGGAAATCGTGGAAATTTAGTATGGATGGAAAGTATATATAAAATTTTTAAATATGATCGGAATAAATCGCGCCATATTTCGCGAGAGGAGTTGGTAACAAATTATAAGACCATAGATGAAAATTTTGACTTCGTGGTTATCAATATGGCGTGTTGGATAACGAATAATCCGGCCGAAGTTGATCTTCTTCCGCCAAACTATTTTGCAAAAGTAAAATTAAAAAAATGTAAATTAGTTTGTTTGGGAAACGGATGTGAAAAACATGCTTATATTAAATCAAATCCTAATATATCCAAAAACGATTTTAGTGTAAGGACAATTGAATTATTGCAATGGATGGTAGATAATGCGGATATTTTTTCCGTAAGAGGCGATGAAACAAAGAAAACTTTAAAAGAAATTTTCAACATTGACGCGATTTCTCTGGGCTGCCCGGCCCTATATTCATTTCCAAATTCGATAAATGGTATATCTTTACCTCCTGTAAAAGATTCTATTTTAGCTACAACTGGCTATTTCCAGCCCAGCATCGGCCGCTGCAGGGCATCTTATCAAAAAGCTTTTCATGCATTCAAATCTGTAAACTATTTTTGTCAGGACTATTACAGGTTTGATACTCCTTCAAATATCGAATTTCCATCTCACGCAAAACATTCCGACCTTGTTGATATTAAGATAAACGAAGCGGATGGTTCGGTGTTAAATTACCCGTTTAAAACAGATGGAATAGACAAAATGTATGCTCCTAATGATATTGACACTTGGAGAGGAGTATTATCCATGCATGATTATTATATTGGTACACGACTACACGGCGCTATTCTCTCTTTACAAGCTGGAGTTTTTCCCGCTATTTTTTGTAATGACGAACGACCGCTTGAAGTTGCCAGATTTGTTGGCATGCCGTATTTGAACACCGATATTGATTCTTCTTTTGATGTAAAAAATACATTCACTAAAGATTCTTTGAACGATTTTAAAAATAAATATAGAATGAGATACAATCAGTTTTATGAAGCATTAACGGGTATAGGATTGGTTTTATAAAAAACTATATTTAATATAAGGTTAAGATCACAATTTGTATAAATACATTATTCACCACTAACATGCAAGAGCCCCAAAAATCCCTATTTCAAGCCTTTTTGGATGGAGGCTGGCTGGTTCCACTTATTGGTGCGTCGGGGATGATCGCAAGGATTCTTTCTACAAAGGAAAACATTACGTTTGAGCTTCTTTGCAAAAGGATTCCTGCTGCTGCTATATCAAGTGGCATCGCGTGGTACATCTTAGAGCAAACCGATATTTCAAGTTTGTACAAAGCGGTGATTTACGGTATTGTTGGTGTTATATCGCCAGAGGTTATTGAAGGTATTGTTACTGTAGCCAAAAGGGTTTCAAAAAATCCTACTCGATTCATACCGTTCCTTAATAATCGTAATGGTCAGGATAAATGAAAGCCTTTTCCAAAATTCTTTTGCTACTGATTATTACTATATTTGCGTATAAAGCTTTACTTGGTATTTGCTTTTGGTATAGAGAAAAGACCGAGAATCTTGGACTACCAAGCAATGTGCTTGATTCCGCCTCTGATGATATTTTAATGGGTGGCGTTATTCTTATAACCGTTCTGCTGTCTGCACAAATAGGCAAAAGAAGGTGTAAGTAATAAATATAAAACTATATAAATAGTTGTATGGCTAAACCAACAACTAGAAGCGAATTAGCTGACTACTGTTTAAGAGCACTTGGTGCACCGGTGGTTGAGATTAATATTGACGAAGATCAGATCGAAGATCGCATTGATGAGGCGATTCAATTTTGGCAAGAATACCATTCTGATGCCGCAGTTAGAACTCTAATCAAGCATGAAGTAACCGCAGCGGAACTTGCAAGTAATGAGATTGAAGTTCCTGATGCAGTTCTTTCGATTGTGCGGGTTCTTGAATTTCAAGACTTTTCTAGCGCTTCATTATTTAATGCGAAATACCAAATGTATCTCAACGACTTCTTTGGGATGCGGAACCCTGGTGGTTTGCTAAACTACGAGCTTACGTCTCAATATATGAGCTTGGTTGAAGACATTCTTAATGGTCATGGTCAGGCAATGTCATTTAACCGTCATAAGAATACGGTTAAGTTTCATGCTGATATTGCAGACCATGTAGCAGCAGGGGAGTTTATTATTTTTGAAACCTTTCAAACGGTAAATCCTTCTAGCTATCCAGATGTTTTTGACGACATGGGTTTAAAGGAACTTCTTACGCTTCTTATCAAAAAGCAGTGGGGACAAAACCTTAGTAAGTTTGAAGGAATGCAGTTGCCAGGTGGTGTCACAATCAACGGTTCAGCGATATATGAACAAGCAACTGCTGATATTAAAGAGCTTAAAGAAACGTGGCAGCTCAAATATGAAGAACCTCTTGACATCTTTATTGGATAATGGCAACCAACCAATATTTTCAAAATGGAACTCGTCAAGAGCAAGATCTTTACGAGTCGTTAATAATTGAAGCCATTCAAATATATGGTACAGATGCATATTATATTCCTCGTAAAATTGTTAAGAAGGATTTGATCCTTAACGAAGATCTTATAAGCGTATTTGAAAAAGCTTATAAGATCGAAATGTATGTTGAGAGTGTTGACGGATTTGAAGGTGACGGTCAGCTGTTATCTAAGTTTGGTCTAGAAATTCGTGACAGTGTAAACTTAGTAATAGCCAATCTTCGCTGGAATCAACTTATAGGTCAGTATGGATATTCAGAAAATAGCGCTCGACCGCTAGAGGGCGACCTTATCTATTTCCCCTTGACAAAAGGCTTGTTTGAAATTAAATTTGTTGAAGTTAACAAACCATTTCGTCAGCTTCAAGATATTCCAATCTTTCGACTTTCCTGTGAGTTGTTTGAATACGAAAGTCAAGAAATTGATACCGGTATTGCAGAGATTGATGTGATTCAAGCAGACAACGGTAATCACATGGTTGTTGAATATACCAATAATGATTCGCCAGTTCAAGAGTTGGAAGCTAATGAAACCTTAAACTTTACGCTTCCAAGTGGGGTGACAGGTTCGTGCGAGTTCTTTAAGTATGAAACGACTACTGATTCTCCTGCACTGGAAAGAATACACATTGGTCTGCCAACGTTTAACGACGGAAAGTATCACGCCATCACAGTTGATACAATCATGGTTGGTGCTACGAGTGGAGCATCTGTTACAGTTAGCAGGTTTAATACAATAGATGATGGTACCGCTGATGACGACGAGCTTTTTCCAAGTGATCCAGCCGCGCAAAACTCAGCGTTTAGCCAAACTGTTAATGCCAATGATTTTCTTGACTTCACTGAAGAGAATCCATTCGGGGAACCTTTTAACTTCTAAGCATGCTCGGTCAATCATACTTTTATAATGAAACCCTGAAAAAGATTGTGGCGGTCTTTGGTACTCTTTTTAATGACATTGAGGTAGCCAATATTTCTGCAGGGAAAATGGTTGGCGTGAAACGGGTTTCTCTTGCTTATGCGCCAAAGGAAAAGTTTCTTGCAAGAATTGAAGCTGATGTTGAAAATGATATTGCTCTAAAGCTTCCTCGTATGAGCTTTGAAATGGTCGACATTTCTTATGATGAGACGACTAAACTTAATCGTTTAAATTACACCGTTCAAACAAATTCCGATGGTGACAAAGTTAAGGTATGGCAATGCGCTCCTTATCAACTTTCGTTTGAGTTAAACATTATGTCAAGAGGGCAGGACGAAGCATTGCAGATTTTAGAACAAATACTTCCTCACTTTAATCCTAACTATACAATTACTGTCAAAGGTCTTGAAGGACCTGAGAGTAAAACGGATATACCCATCGCTCTTGAAGGGGTAACATTTGAAGATGGGTACGAAGGCGACTTTGAATCTTCCCGCCGACTGATTGTGTATACACTTTCATTTAATCTCATAACGAAATTTTCCTTTTACCCTTCAACGGTTGGTCTTATCGAAACCGTAGATACTTTCTTTTACGACTTTGATACAAACGGTGTATATGTAGATGCAGGCGTAAGAGTCACTGAGAACAGTACAGTGATTGGAACTAAACCAGATTCATAACATGCTTGGCCATTCATATTTTTATAACGGCACGATTAAGAAAATGGTGTCGGTCTTTGGTACTCTCTTTAATGACATTGAGATAGCGCAGGTTACAGCTGGTAAGATGGTTGGCGTTAAACGCGTCCCTCTTTCTTATGCGCCAAAGGAAAAGTTTCTTGCAAGAATTAAGGCTGGAATAGAAAATAGCGTGGCATTGGAGTTACCTCGTATGAGCTTTGAAATAACTGGTTTGGTCTATGATCAGGCTACCAAATTAAATCGGATGAATAGCACAATTCAGACCGATAGTGAAGGGAATCGAGTTAAGGTACGGCAATCCGCTCCTTATACGCTTGACTTTTCATTGAATATAATGTCAAGAGGACAAGATGAAGCGTTGCAAATTTTAGAACAAATATTTGTTAATTTTAATCCGCTTTATACCTTAAGCGTTAAAGGTCTTGAAGGACCCGAGAGCGTTACTGATGTTCCAATCGTTTTAACGGGTGTCAGTAGCGAAGATGGATACGAAGGTGATTTTGAATCTTCTCGGCGATTAATAGTATACACACTAACCTTTAGTACACGAACAAAATTTATAAGTAATCCAGGTGCTTCCAGCATTATCAAGTCAGTTGATACTTCCTTTTATGACTTAGACAGTAGAGGCAAGTATACCGACGCGGGAGTGCGGGTAAGAACTGGATCACAATCTGATACAAAAGATTCGCATACTGTTGTTATAGAAATTGGTGAACCTCCTGACCCAGAAAACGTATGGGATGATTCCCCATAAACTGGGGTATAAATAACTTTATGAGTAAAAAGGACGACATGGTCGCCGCGTTACAGAAAAATCTGGACGAGGTAAAAAAGACTTCTAAGGAACTTGCAGTAGTTGATTCCTTGATTGGGCCGAGTGATGCTCAACTTGTAGATGAAACCGAAGAGGATTATCGTTATGCGAGAGAGCGGATCAAGAAACTTATCGAAACGTCAGAGATTGCAATTGATTCCATGTCGTGTCTTGCCGCTGATGCCGAACATCCTCGAGCGTTTGAGGTTCTTGGAACACTTATAAAGCAAGCTGCTGAAATGAATCAACAACTCTTGGATCTTCAGAAACAAAGGAAGACGCTTGTTAAGTCTGATGACCCTCGTGGGAACGAAGGTATGTCCACGACTAATAATGCCATCTTTGTTGGAACTACATCTGAGCTCCAGAAGTTTCTTAAAGGATCGGATAGCGAGACTATTGATATTTAATCCTTTCTGGAATTAATTATACCAAAATCACAAAGGCTTGTAAAGGAAAAAAGAAAAATTAATGTCCGGCCCTCTGTCATATAATGGTAATCCTCGCATAAAAGCGGATGGTGTTCAAGAACAATTCACAAAGCATGAGATTAACGAATACATTCGGTGCAGCAAGGATGTTGCTTATTTTTGTGAGAACTATGTAAAAGTTATTAGTTTAGACGCTGGTCTGGTTCCATTTAAGCTTCGTGGTTACCAGGAGAAGATGGTTTCTCACTTTAACGATAATCGCTTTTCGGTTGTTCTTGCTTGTCGTCAAAGCGGTAAAAGTATTACCTCAGTTGCATGGCTACTTCACTATGTTGTGTTCAACGCGGATAAAAAGGTTGGCATTCTAGCAAACAAAGGTGCGACCGCAAGGGAGATGCTTGGCCGACTTACCTTGATGCTTGAGAATCTTCCATTCTTTCTACAGCCTGGTTGTAAGGTTCTGAATAAAGGTAGTATTAAGTTTAGTAACAACTCCGAGATTATTGCTTCTGCAACAAGTGGAGATTCTATTCGCGGGCTTTCAATGAACTGCATTTTCTTGGACGAGTTTGCCTTTGTTAATCGCGCCAACGAATTTTATACTTCAACTTATCCCGTTATTTCAAGTGGTAAAGATACAAAAGTTATTATTACCAGTACGCCAAATGGAATAGGCAATATGTTCTATAAGATTTGGGAAGGAGCGATCCAAGGTGCAAATGAATTCAAACCTTTTAAGATCAAGTGGCAGGATGTCCCCGGCCGTGATGAAAAGTGGAAACAAGAAACCATTGCCAATACAAGTGAGCTTCAGTTTAAGCAAGAGTTTGAAGTATCATTTATTGGTAGTTCTCAAACACTGATTGACTCTGATGTTCTTCTGGGAATGCAGGCTCAAAGTCCGCTAAAGATTCAACACGAGATTAATTACTACGAGGAACCTGTTGAAGGACACGAATACATTCTTTGCGCTGACGTTTCCAAGGGTAGGGGTCAGGATTACAGCACATTCTCTGTAATTGACATCACGCAAAATCCATTCAAGCAAGTTTGTACTTATCGGAATAACACCATCTCCCCGCTGCTCTTTCCTAACATGATCATTCGCGCGGCAAAGGTTTACAACGAAGCACTGGTGATTATTGAAAATAATGATGCAGGAATGGTTGTATGTAACTCCGTTTACTACGATCACGAGTACGAAAACACCTTTACCACAAGCACCGTTAAGAGTAACGGCATTGGCGTTACAATGTCCCGTAAGGTTAAACGTATTGGTTGCTCTAACTTAAAGGATCTGATCGAAGATTCAAAACTTCATATAGTAGATCCTGAAACCATTTCAGAGCTTAGCTCGTTTGAGCCCAAAGGTGATAGCTATGCTGGTAAGAACGGTACCCATGACGATTCTGTAATGAACTTTGTTCTTTTTGCTTGGTTTGTTAGTACCGATATATTTGAAAGCATGAGTAACATGCAGCTTAAAGATCTTCTTTATCAGGAAAAGCTGATGGAGATGGAAGAAGACCTTCCCCCGTTTGGTTTTATGGATGCAGGTAACGAAAAGCCTGATTCACTTGACCATTATGATGAAATCATTCAAGAGATGGAACGCTGGAAGTCGCTTTGAAAACGCAAAAACAATAAATAGATTGTATTGGATATAACCTTATTATGATTAAACTTATTAATTAAATTACACTGAAAGGATAATACATGGGATTTTTAGTATCACCAGGTGTCGAGGTTAAAGAAATTGACCTTACAGACATCATTCCGGCACAGTCTACCTCTATTGGTGGATATGCTGGCCACTTCAGATGGGGACCGATTGGAGAAATCGTAACCGTCAGTTCGGAGAAGGAACTCGCGAGAATATTCGGAGCACCCTCAACAGAAAACGCCACACTCGAACGGAGCTTTTTGGAAGCTGCTTCATTTTTGAAGTACAGCAACAATCTGAAAGTTGTCCGGGCAAACGCAGCTACAGCACTTAATGCATATTCTAGCCACGGAGATGATTCTCCTGAGTCGGCTGGATTTACTATTAGCACTGTAACAGAAGTTGAAACTAACCAATCTGCTCTTAACACTCTTGATGCTCATATTATAGCACGCTATGCCGGTGTTCTCGGTAACTCACTTAGGGTTCACGTGATCAACGCTGATAACTATACGGATCAACCACCAAGCGTTAAAAACTCGTTGCAGTTTAAACCTGGGACAAGCGAATGGGCAGAGGATCTTACCGGTTCTACAGCAGTTAACGATGAAGTCTCGATTGTGATTGTTGACAATGGTGCACAATTCAGCGGGGTGGTAGGAGAAATTCTTGAAGTTCATGAAGGTCTTTCCATTGCGCGTAATGCTAAAAACCAATTTGGCGAATCGAACTACTGGGCAGATTTTGTTAATACAAATTCCTCGCTTATCTTCGGAGTTAAAGATACAGACAGCGTTACTGGTGATCCAGAGCTTGAGGCAGATGATACCACAGATCTTGGAGCAATTCCATGGCTTGGAGACGACAGTCCTGGCGAAACATACGTAGACCTTGCAGGTGGTGCTGATGCATCTACCTTTACGAATGCTACGGTTGTTACGGCACTTGAATTGTTTGAAGATTCCGAAACAGTGGACGTTAATTTGCTCTTTGCCTTTGAAGATAGCAGTGGTACTACTGATACCAAGATCAAGACAATCGCCGATACGCGTAGAGATCTTGTTGGATTTATTTCCGCTCCGCTTTCTGTTAAAGATTTAACCTCTGATTCAGCCAAGAAAAGCGCAATCACTACACACTTTGATGCTATTAGTTCTAGCAGCTATATCGTGTTTGACAGTGGTCCAGCTTATGTTTACAATAAGTATCGCGACTCATTCGCGTTTATTCAGCTTCACGGCCACGTTGCTGGTCTTTGTGCAGCAACCGATGATCTTGCTGATCCTTGGTTCTCTCCTGCTGGTCTTAATCGTGGACAACTTCGAGGCGTTACGCGGCTTGCGTATAACCCTAAGAAAGCTGATCGCGACGAGCTTTATCAAAAGCGAATCAACCCTGTTGTTACCCTACCGGGTCAAGGCACGGTTCTCTTTGGTGACAAGACCGCTTTAACCAAGCCAAGCGCATTCGACCGCATTAACGTTCGCCGCCTCTTTATTACTATCGAGAAAGCGATTGCTACTGCAAGTAAGTTCCAATTGTTTGAGCTTAACGATGCGTTCACCCGCTCTACTTTCCGTAATGCTATTGAGCCATTCCTTCGGGATGTTCAAGGCCGGAGAGGTATTACAGACTTCCGCGTTGTTTGTGACGACACCAACAATACCGCAGAAGTAATTGACGGAAATCGCTTCGTGGCCGATATTTATATCAAGCCTACTCGTTCGATTAACTTTGTAACCCTGAACTTCATCGCTACTAGAACCGGCGCTTCTTTTGAAGAATTGATCGGAAGATAAGCAGTAATGATATAAATATAACAAATAGTTAGGATAAAATTATGGCTACTACAAACACAGGTATTTCAAATTTCAAATCAAACTTTCGCGGTGGAGCGAGACCCAACCTCTTTGAGTGTAGGGTTAACTTTCCCGATTTTAATGCGGGACTTACCGAGCGTGCAAGGTTTTTGATTAAAGCAACAAGCGGTATTCCTGCGAGTACAATTGGGCAAATCGAAGTTCCATTTCGAGGAAGAAACCTTACAGTTGCTGGTGATATGACCTTTGCGGAAGCATGGCAAATTACAGTAATTAACGACGTTGATTTCGATCTACGAGATGCATTTGAAAGCTGGATGAACCGTATTAACAATCATGAAGCTAACGTTACCAGTTTTGGTGACTTAAGCTATATGAGAAATATGGAACTGGTTCAACTTGACCGAGACGGAGATGACACGGGTATTAAAACCTACAACTTTATTGATGCATTTCCAACTGCACTCAGTGCGATCGCGCTGGGTTCTGACCAAAACGATGCCGTAGAAGAGTTTACGGTTGACTTCCAGTATCAGTATTGGACTGCTGCTGGCGTTACTTCATAACATTAAACAGTGTAACCCAATTAAAGAATTTTTCGGAGGTTCAATCCCTCCGAAAAATTTCTTTTATATATAGATTGTATGAAAATCTTTGGACTTGACATTTCTCGCAAAATTAAAGAAATCGACGATACGCCGGAAAAGGAAAAGGTATCGTCTTTCGCGCCGCCGATCGAAACCGATGGAAGTCAAGTCATTTCAGGAAATAGTACAAGTGGTTATTATGGCCAAACCCTAGACCTTGATGATGCAAGCGTCGGGAACGAGCGAGATGCCATTCTTAAATATCGAGCCGCGGCAATTCAGCCTGAATGTGATAATGCTATTTCCGATATTATTAACGGAGCTATTGTTGCAGATAGCGCAGGTACACCCGTTAATCTTAATACCGACGCTCTTGACGTTCCCGATAATGTTAAGGATTTGATTCGAGAAGAGTTTCAAAATATCACAAAACTTCTTTCATTTAACTTTTCCGGCCACGATATTTTTCGCCGGTGGTACATTGACGGCAAGCTTTACTATCACCTTCTTATTGATCCCGATAATATTAAAAAGGGCATTCAAGAAGTAAGGTTAATTGATCCTCTAAAGATTAAAAAGATCAAAGAGGTTAAAACCAAAACCAATCCTGATACCGGGATTAAAACACATTACGTTGCAAAAGAATACTTTCTGTATAGCGACGATCTAGGATCACATACTACCGCGATTAAGATTGATCCTACAAGTATCGTTTATGTTCCAAGTGGGAACCTTGATGATAATGGAAAATTTGCTGTTTCATATCTTCACAAAAGTGTGAAACTTGTTAACCAACTTCGTATCATGGAAGATGCGTTGGTTATCTATCGTATCTCTCGAGCACCTGAGCGGCGAATCTTTTATATTGATATTGGTAACCTTCCAAAAGGAAAGGCCGAACAATACGTTCAAGGTATCATGAGCAGGTATCGAAATAAACTTGTTTATGATGCGACAAGCGGTGAGGTTAAAGACGACCGTAAAGCCATGAGCATGTTGGAAGACTTTTGGCTTCCACGTCGAGAAGGTGGGCGAGGAACTGAAATTACTACCCTTCCTGGTGGTGAAAATCTCAGTCAGATTGATGATGTTATTTTCTTCCAAAAGAAACTTTATCGCTCGCTAAACGTTCCTGTTGGCCGACTTGATGTTGAAGGATCGCAGTATGGCGTTGGAAGAGCAAGTGAAATTAGTCGAGAAGAAGTTAAATTCCAAAAGTTTATTAACCGTTTAAGGAAAAAGTTCTCTGTGTTGTTTATTGACATGCTTAAGGTGCAATGTCTGCTTAAAAACATTTGTACAGAAGCTGAATGGCCTGAGATTCGAGAATCAATCGCGGTAGACTATATTGAAGATAACTTCTTTTCCGAACTCAAGGACTTTGAAATTCTTGGAGAAAGACTTAATATGCTTGATCAGATCCAACCACATATTGGCAAGTATTATTCAGATAAGTGGGTAAGAAGTAATATTCTTAATATGTCTGAAGAAGACGTTGAAAGAATGGAAGCTGAAATTGCGGACGAACCCGAGCCAGAAGAAGACGATTTGGGATTTTAAAAATTAATTCACATATTACCAACCCTTAAAATCTAAAATATTATAAATAACAACATGGATAACAACGTCAAAAAAATAATTGACTCGCTTGCGTTAGGCGATAAAGAAGTCGCCGACTCTGCCTTTAAAGACTTGATGCAAAATAAAGTCAGAGATGCCGTTGATACAAAGACAATTGAAGTAGCTGATAAAGTTCACAACGTTACGGAAAGCGTTAACACGGAAGACGATACGGAAGATGCTCTTTATGAAGATGCTCTTTATGAAGAGGCTATTGATGCTATTCTTGAAGATGGCGATATCACTATTTCTGAGATGTCCGAGGAAGAGCTCGAAAAGATTCTTGAGGCCAAGTTTAATAAACTAAAGGGGGGTGACAGCTTGCTTAAAAAGGTTGGTAAAAAGATTGGTAAAGGAATTGCATCTCGCGTTACCACTTCGGGTCGAGCTGATCGTGCTACGAGAAAGGCAGAGAAGGGTGAGAAAAAGATTGCTGATCGCGAAAGATTGGCCTTAGCCAAATTCAAGCTCAAATCTCAAAAGGCTCTTCGTAAAGCTCAAAAAGCAGCCAAGAAAGCAGGGAAGCCCGTTCCAAGATCTTATGCCGATGCCGGTATGGACGATCCAGAAACCGCGTTTAAAGCCAGATTTAAAAAAGCTGATACTTCTTCTTAACAATCAAAATTTAAACAAATGAAAACATTCGATAATTCGCATGATAGTTTAGCCGCAGCCGCTAAAGAAATCCTTGAAGGGAATACTTCAAATAAAGAATCTCTTCTTGAGCGGGACACTGCTTTGGTTGATATGATCAAGTACTCGGGTGCGGTTGGTCTTTTTTCTAAAAAGGTTGCAAAGGTTATCACCGACGATGACGAAGCTGCTCTTTTCCCCACTGGTATGATCACCCGAGACGGTGTTGCGATGCAAAAGATTCTTTTGAATTACATTGCAAACAAAATGGGTACAGATCCTAAAGAGAAATTTGGTCCTTACTTTGACCGCGCTGATCTTATTGGCCCAGGCAGAGAAGGAAAGACCGCTCTTCGCGGAGCTCTTGATCCTCGTAAAAAGTTCACGATTAAAGATCTTATTAAAGCGTTGGAAACATTCAAAGAAGAAGTTACCGAATCTGAAGAAGTTACCGAATCTGAAGAAGTTACTATTTCTATAGATTTTGGCGAGTTGACCGAGAAGCTTAGTGAAGCTAAGATCGAAGTCCCTACTGACGAAAAGGATATAAAAGCATTTCTTGATAAAGCCAAGATGATGCGAGCAAGTGAAAAGGATTTTCAGCAGAGCATGAAACCTTTGGATCTCAAGGCCTTTGCCAAGTTTGATAAACATGCTCGCGACCACAAAGATTTCAAAGGCGCTTATGAAATGGGTTATGACGCTGGTATGGGATACGACCTTCCAAAAGGAGGCGGCCTTGAAGGTAACAACCCTCACAAAAAGAACACTTTTGCATACTCGCTTTGGATGGATATTGCCGGGCAAGGAATGTCCGACGCTTAACACTTAAAAATAAAAATAAAAATATGCAAGACTTTAATAAAAAACACGACAGCTTGGCGGAAACCGCTAAAGAAATCCTTGATGAAAATCGATATAAAGATATGTCTGTTGATGAGGTTGCTTACTGGCGAGTCAAAGAGTTGATTGACTCTCTTTCAGGCATGGTAAAATCAAAGAAACGCATTCCCAATCGTTTATCTAAAGATATGTCTGTTGATGAGAAAGCTTACTGGCATGTAGTCAAGTTGATCGACACTCTTACAGACACGTTGAAAAAGGAATCCAAATAATTAAAGGATGCAGGACTTTACCAAATCATACGACAGCTTAGCAGAAGCCGCTAAAGAGATTTTTGAAGCTTCGGATTACGAAAAGAAATACGGAGGACGAATCTTGCAAAAGCTGTCTAAACGCAAAGGCAAGTTGGTCACAAATCGACAATGGGATAAGGCTGACAAAAACCAAAGAGCCGACTGGCTCGGGAAGCTTCCATACTCGAATCCAGACGACGTCGCTCGATATATTGACGTTAGCTGGAAAGATCTTCCTTCTTTAGTTCAGAACAATATGTTTGAATCTAAAGAAGAACTTGAAGATCCAGTTCCTGACGTCGCTTAATGTTTATTATACAAATACCACTATGAAACTTATCACCGAACATTTAGAAGATCTTCAGTATATCACTGAAGAAAAGAATGGTAAAAAAGAAACGTTTATCGAAGGCATTTTTATGCAGGCCGATAAGTTAAACCGTAACAAAAGGGTTTATCCAAAGGCAACACTGCAAGCTGCTGTTAAGCGATACGACAAGGACTATGTGAAAACTGGTCGAGCGGTTGGTGAACTTAACCATCCTGAAGGACCTACAATTAACCTTGATAAAGTTTCCCATCGTATTACCGAACTTAACTGGAATGGTACAAACGTAATGGGTAAAGCGCTTATTCTTGATACACCAATGGGAAGTATTACAAAAGGCCTTCTTGAAGGTGGTTGCCAACTTGGTGTTAGCTCTCGCGGCATGGGTTCGGTATCTCAAAAGAACGGTGTAACAACTGTTAATGAAGACTTTATTCTTGCAACGGTTGATATCGTTCAAGATCCAAGCGCTCCTTCCGCCTTTGTTGACGGAATCATGGAAGGCGTTGAATACTTTTTTGAAGGGAACGAAATCGTTTCCCGCGCTGCTGAAGAAGCCAAAGCCGAGATGGACAAGCTTACAGCCGCCAAACTAACTTCTTTACAAGAAACACTGTTTACGGATTTCTTGAAGAAGATTTCATAAAGAATTTTTTACATTATGGATGTTGTGATTATAGTATGGGAAATTAATGACTAATAATGAGACTGGGTAACATACCCCTCTCCAATAAACATAGAAAACAAAAATGGAAAATACAGATAACCAAGAAGATATTATCGAGGATATCGTTGAGTCCGACTTGCTTTCTCTTGAACAAGGAGAGGTGGAGGAATCCGTCTCTGAAGACGTAGAAGAGATTGCAGAGGGTGGTAAAACTACTTCTGAAGAATCCGAGCTGAAAAAGGCGAAAGCCACTGAAGGCGCTCATGAAGATGAGGAAGATGATGAAGAAGATGAAGATGCCGATCCCAAGCCTAAAAAAGCGAAAGCTACTGAGGGCGCGCATGAGGACGAAGAAGAAGAAGAAGAAGTTAAGGAAGAATCCGAACTTAACGGCGACAGCTCTGATGCTGGAGATGTTGCTGATGAGTATCTTAAAAAGCGTCGGAAGCAGAAGAAAGACGATAGCGAGCAGGATGCTGAATCCGGTGAAAGCGAAGGTCTTGATTCAGAAGACGAAGATAAAATTGCTAAAGCAAGCGATGCAGTAAAGGCTACTGGAGCCGGAGTACAAGAAGATGTTGTTACATCTGAAGATCTTACTCGTCTTGTTGAAGATGAGGAAAGTTTAACTCCTGAGTTCAAAGCAAAAGCTGCTCTTATTTTTGAAGCCGAAGTTCGCACTAAGGTTGATGAAGTAACCGAACAGCTCAAAGCCGAGCATGAAGCTAAGCTTAGCGAAGAAGTTGAAGCGATTAATGAAACACTCACTAATCAAATCGACTCTTATCTGACCTATGCTGTTGAGGAATGGATTAATGAAAACGAGGTTGCTGTTGAAAGCTCACTTCGTACTTCTATTGCCGAAAACTTCATGACTTCTCTCAAAGCTTTGTTCGTTGAAAACTACGTTGATGTTCCTGAGTCCAAGGTGGATCTCTTCGATGAACTCGAAGAACAAACCGAACAGCTTAAGGAAGATCTTGCCAAGGCTAATAACATTGCTGAATCTCTTGCTGATCGCATTGATGAGCTCAGCCGTGAGAAGATTCTTGGTGAAGCAACTAAAGATCTTGCCGAAACCCAAGCTGCCAAGCTTCTTAAGCTTGCAGAAGGAGTTGAATATAACGAGGAATTCACAAAGAATGTGGAAACCCTCAAGAAGTTCTACTTCACGGGAGAAGGCGAAACCCTAACAGAAGAAGCTCAGGAAACTGAGGAAGAAACTGTTGAAA